AATAACCATCAAATTTAGGTTGTCTGTAGTAAGTTTTAGCATTGGTAGGATCTTCACCTGCTGCTATCCATCCTTCTTCATCGAAAGAAGCATTTTTCTCAGTATACCAAACTCCAAGATATGCAGGAGGAATAGGTTTTACTGCATAGTTGACAGATCTAAGATTGAATGGTGTTGCATCTCCAAATGTAATAACAGTTCTACTGGAATGAGATAAACCAACTACAGGGTCTATAGTAGCATCTCCAGGTTGCTGCATAATAATAACAATATTTACAGGATTGCCTGTGTAGTCAGGTTGTACTTGAAGTGGTCCAGCAACTCCAGGAGCTCCATTTACCGAGAATAAAACTGTACCAACATCTTCACCTGTTTGAAAATTAAACTCGTTATATGCTTCTGGTGCTGCAGCACTAATAGTAATTTCTTGATTATATCCTGTTAAACCAATAGGACCAATAATACTAATTCCACCAGGAGTTCTGTTTAATACCTCATTAATAGGAGTAAATTCTGGTGTTGTATCTGGTGCTGCCCAGTTAGTGATAGTCCATGGAGTAATAACTCTATCCCCCACATTAATTGCCATTCTGGCAACACCAGCTCCAGGATTGTTTATTGGATCAACTACATCAGTTGAACCATCCATCAATAGTTCAATATAATCACCATTTTTTACTACAACATTTTGAATCAATCCAGGGGAACCACCATTAACTTTAATTCTAGGATTAACACCAGGAATAGTGTCTGATTCCCTTAAAGTAATATTGACTTCTGTGTCAGCAGTAAGTCCTGCAATTAATGCTCTATTTGAACTATCAACAGATCCAACTGCAGTTGATACGTAATTAATTTTTCCTGGTTCTTGTTCAATTAAATCAACAAATGCAAATACATCAGGAGTGAAATTTTCACCATCTCCTGTTCCTACTGTCCAACTTGCGTCGGCACAATCACCAATCTGAATAGTATATGTTGTTTCAAAATTTGAAACACCATCGGTGGTTTTTCTTAATTGTACATATTGACCATTAGATACTGTTAAATTATCACCCCAACCAGATGCAAGATTATTTAAAACATCATCACCTGCAGAATTAATAAATGTTGTATTAAAATTAGATACCGCAACTTCTATGCCGCTACCCGCTGTAATCGTAGCAGAAGTTGTTAGTCCTGTAATTTGAGCAATATCACTATATGCATAAGAAAAATTAATAGGACGATCTAATGTAGTTCCAAAAACTGGTGGAGGGAATGGGCAATTAACTGGAATGGTAGAAGTTTTTACATTCCATTGTGCATATCCAGTACCAATTCCAACATCAATATATCTATTATCAACTGCAGCATCTGATGACACAAGTCTAAGTTGAATTTGATCTAAATTAGATATTTTTAGACCTGTGTCTCTTGTCCAAGGTCCCCATGCATCATATGAATTAGTATTATATCTTCTAATTCTAAATGCAAAATCATTTGAGTCGAGAACATTAGAAGTAATTAATAATGCTGCTTCAGCTCCAGGGTCTAGTCCCGTGATAGTTACAACCTGTTCTCCTGGTCTTAATGCTGGCGGGTCATTTGCGTCACCAGTATAAGCTACTCCATCATCTGGATATGCAGTTGCAGCATAAGTATATAATCTACTAACTTCTGCGGGATCTACATCTTGGAATTCGTAAGGATCTGGTTCAAAATCTTGAAGTTTAGTTTCAATTAACCAAAAGACAGTAAGATCTCCAATCTCAATACGAACCTGAAGTAGTTCATCAAATCCAGCAGGTGCTTCATACCTAAACTGAACGGATTGTCCTTCTTCAACATATAGGGGTGTAGAACTAAAACTGTATGTCATTGAATATTAAGACTTTTTCCCGTATCTGTATTTATTCGATTGGATTTAATCAATCCGTAATTTCACGAAGGTTATTCCAACTAGAAATTAATTCTGGATCGTCATCATCAAACCTAACTTGAATAGGTTCACTAGCTTTAATTTCCACAGGAATATCAATGTCATTAATAACAATAGGATCACTCAGTACATTAGAGATGTCAGGTGCTTCTACCTGATCTTCGGGAATTTGATCACGACTATCTGGAATAGTAACAGCATCTGGTAATGTATCAATACCACCATTGACAGTAACAGGAGTAGGAGCAACACTTCCTCCACATCCACTTGCAAATAAAGCATACGTTATACTCTTAGGACCAGTAAGACTCCAAGGAATATTAGATTCAAAAACAAGTTCAGTTTCTACGTTGTCCTGATCACTAGCTGATAGAGTAAAGTTTCTTGTTTCACTAGTAGTAACTCCTTCAATATCCGTGTATGAAATAGTAACTCCACAAGTAGAAGCAGCATTTTTATATTTAATAGTAGTTGTAAAATCGTCTCCGTAACTTATATTTGTTGGGAATGATCCAGATATTTCAGGAATTTGACAAACTGATATTGAAACACTCGCAACATCAGTTCCGCCATCGCCAGATACTGTTAGAGTATATGTAGTATTTTCAGTTGGAAATACAAATGCAGATGAATTAATCAAAACGTTTCCATCTTGTGTAATAGCAGGACTAATAGACGCAGTTGATATATCACCACTTGCTTCCCAAATTAATCTTGTGCCTGTTATAGATCCAACAATTGCAGGGTTGGGGACAGCAGTAAAACTATCAATAACTGCAGGTTCAAATACAGTAATTGTAACGGAATCCGAAGCTACAGAATTTCCAGCGCCGCCAAAGTTTTTTGCTGTGAGTGTATATGTAGTGTCATTATTAGGAGTTACCACATAATTTGTGGTACTCAATCCAGGATTTGTTAAAACATTTATATTTCCTGGATCAAGTTGTAAATAATCAACTGATACACCAGATACATCCCAAGACAATGTTGTAGAATTAGGTCTAATAAGACTGATCGGACTTGCACTAAGTGTAACTGATGGTGGTGGCGGTGCTTGTACTGTAACATCAATCTCTCTCGTAACAGTTCCAGCAGGTCCCGAAACTGTTAGAGTATATGTAGTAGATCCTGTTGGAGATACGGATACAGTACCAGAAGGATCAGTTACTGAACCAACACCATTATCAATTGTTGCACTAGTAACATCTCCAAAAACAATCCATGCCAATGTAGCAGAACCACCATAAGGAATAGTAACACTATCTACTACATTAAAATTTGTTAGAAAATTTGCATCAGCTGAAAATGATGCAGATGGAGTAAAATCTTCATCATGACCAGGAATCCATCTCTCACCACTATTACTAGTCTCAAGAATAATATTGATACCATTATTGTTGCATCGTTCAACAAAATAATCATATGATGCTTGGACTGTAGCTAAAGTCATTGAACCAGAAATATCTAACCAAACAGATACATAAGATCCTGGTGGTTGCGTACTAAGATCGCAAACTTCAAACCAATCAGATCTATTGTTAATATTACCATCATCTCTATTAACTGTTCTAGTTCTAGTTAGAGAATCTTGCAAGAAATTAGATGGTCTGTTTAGATCATCAAAATCCCATCTGCTACCTGCTGGTTGCAGCAACCAAAATTCACGATCTGGATAATTAGATCTAAATAATGCCCAATCACTAAAATGTGTAGATGTTGATGGAGACGATTCATCAATAATTGATATGCATTGCGTTCTTGCTACTACCATGGATACCCCCCTTAAATTTTAATAATGTATGTTACGATAATAAATGGCGTTACAACATTATCTAATTTTTTAATATCAGATACGTTAACATTCAAAGTTGCTGATACATTATCTGCTGGAATATCAAATGGTTGTAATTGATATGCAAAAGAACTACTATATTGAGTTGGTTTTGCAATTTTATGAGTGTGAGAAGATAATAATTCAGTGTTCAAATTACTAGTTTCCATAATATTAAAAGCACCAGAATTTCCACTTTCCTCACCACGTTCTTTACCATCTCCACCAACTTGATGGTTTGTACTAAAGTTAATATAGTTTGCAGTCATATTATGTGCATGACCTTGAAAATTTTCAATATCAAGGAATGCCGCTTCACTAATTGTATTAAATGTATATTTTGGATTAGATCTAAATCCAAAGTTTGCAGCAGTTGGATTTCCTCTAAAATTACCCTGAAAATCACACGTTAATTGTGTTCCTTCATTACAAACAACTTCAACTTCAGGACCAACTCTAGAAAGTTCACTATCTCCAACTATATCATTTGTATAATCTCCAACAGATCTCGATGGAACAATAACTTTAGATCCTAAATCTGGCAATTGAAATTGCCCCAAATCATCTATTTCTTCGTCTGCTGCTCTAAGATTTACACCAGGTTTTTTAAATTTTGATTCTTCACCAACCCCCAAAACTTGTGATAGTGCCATAAATTCATTTGCATTTTTAATGCTACCATCACACAATAAAAAACCTGCTGGAGCGTGAACCCTAAAATTTTCCGTTGAAGGATCATTCACACCAGTCAAATATGGTGTTGCATGAATTTGGATCGAACCAATATATCCGCCGTATTTTGCTCTTGCTTGGGTGTAGTTGTTATTTGCCATTAGTATGCTCTAATGCAGTGAATACAGGTCATTTGTGGTTGTGTGTTTACAAAATTAATTTGAAAAACTCCAACGTTTCGTGCATTATCTAATCTAATACCCCTTAAAAATCCAGAGGTTGTATCTGGATTTGGAGCTTCAACATAAACTTCTAAACTATTTAATGGTCTCATACCAGATAGTTGAAAATCAATATCAACTTCATCGTGAGTGTGAGGTT